TTAAGTAGTTTTATTAAATGAATGAACTTTTTGAGAAATTGGAGTCAGAAAAAGAAGAAAGATTTAAAAAACCATGGTCTAAGTTAGATAAGGGTAATAAATTAAATCGTTTAAATTTATATATTGAGAATGAAATTTTAGAAAAAGAATTAGATGAAGAAACATCAAAGAAACTAAGTAAATTATTAATTAATATTTTTAATAAGGGTATTCTTTCTAAAAGTAGTGAAATAGAATATTGTACTGAAAGTAGTAAAATAATCTCTATTAAAAATCTAATATATGATGAAAAAAATAAAAATTATAATTTTAATTTACCTAAAAAAACTGTAAAACCGGTAACGAAATCAAAATCTAAAATTGATAGACATTTCTCTCGCTCAAAAGAAAATAAATAATCACTAGTTTTTTCTTAATAAATAAAACCCAATCATACCCATAAATAAATAATAAATTACATAAAAAATATCTTTTTTAATATATTTTCTAACTATAAAATCATTAATACCAAATCCAAATATATATATAAATACCCAAGCAATTTCATTATTCATTATTAATATAAATATATTTTAAAAATCATCATTATCATCAAATGATATTTCATTTTTTTCTTTATCAATATTAGGATTAGCTTTGTTTGCATATTCTCCTACTCGTTTTTCAAAGAAATTTGTTTTACCCTGAACAGATATCATTTCCATCCAATCAAAAGGATTATCATCATGATAAATCTTTTCTAAACCAAACATAAGTAATAGTCTATCGGCAACATAATGAATATATTTATTCATTAGTTCAGCATTCATACCTATTAATTCACAAGATAATGATTCAGTAATAAATTCCTTTTCAATACTAACTGCATTAATTATAATTTCTTTGATTGTTTCGGATGAAGGCTTATTAATTAGATATTGATACATTAAAACAGCAAATTCTGTATGTAATCCTTCATCTCTCGAAATTAATTCATTACTATGACATAAACCAGGCATTAATCCTCTTTTCTTAAGCCAAAATATTGAACAGAATGCACCTGAAAAGAATATACCTTCAACTGCTGCAAATCCAATAACACGATTAGAAAACGGTGAATTTTTATCATTAATCCATTTTAAAGCCCAATCTGCTTTCTTTTTAATACTTGGAATATGATCTACAGCATTTAATAATTTTGTTTTTTCAGTTATATCTTTAATATATGTATCGATGAGTAAAGAATATGTTTCACTATGAATATTTTCCATTGCTATTTGAAAACCATAAAAGAACTTTGCTTCTAGAATTTTAACTTCTTGACAAAATCTCTCAACTAAATTTTCATTTACTATACCATCTGAAGCGGCAAAGAAAGCTAGGATATTTTTAATAAAATATTGTTCATTTTCATTTAATTTTTCCCAATCATTTAAATCTTTACTTAAATCTAGTTCTTCAGCTGTCCAAAAATTAGCCTCGGCTCTTTTATACATTTCCCAAAAAGGCTTATGTTGAATTGGAAAAATAACATAACGATTTTTTTCTTCATTTAATATTGGTTCCATATTATTATTCATTAATAATGATTTATTTAGTTTTAATTTTAAATCGGTTTAATTAAATCAAATTTTAAATTCAAATCAAATAAATATATTTTAAGAACATTTATTATTCATAAATTTTTAATTAAGAACATTTATTATCTGTAATTATCATTTAAGAACAAAAATTTAATTTTAAGAACATTTATTGTTCTTAAATCATGGATAAATGATAAAAATTTGATTTAAAGATTGAAATCGTTTTAATCAATATACATACAACAAACTTGATAAGCAGAGTTAAAAAATATTTTAGAAGGTTTTATTTCGAGAAACTTAGAGAGTTTAAGAGCTTAGAGGTTCAGTTAGTCGGACTTTAGATATGGGAAACTCCATGGGCACTCCGGTGAGCAAGATGGACGAGAAGATCGCGGATGAGATGGTCACTTATGCGAGCAAGTGGTCTTCTCGTCAAGATGCGGGGGCTACCAAAGGAACACAAACCCACGTTTTTAGGGCAGTCGTCCCAAAGGAAGGTGTAGACTTTACAGAGACCTTCAACAAGGAAGGATTTCAAGAAATCTTCACCTCAGACAAGGTAACACTAAAGATGATGGGTCCATACAACTCCAACATGCTTTATCGCGACTCACTCGGCACTTGCAAGATCCCTGTTTATAGTGATGATGAATTTACAGTTCAGGCTCCTATGGGTATTCCTGGAGTTCATCTCGGCGATAAGCACGGGTCCAAGGCTTCTCATCTCATGATCGTCCGACACACGCCCGATGGACCGGTTACTTTCAACGATATGCTTCCATCATCACCTGAAGAGACTATTGATCTTCAAAAGAGGCTATCAGTTCTCGATCTCGTAGTTAAGAAAATTAAGGACAATGTTCTTGTTTCGGATTGTGGTCCGAAGGTGATGGAAAAGGTGCGTAATGGTTGGGATGGATCTCCTCTCGGAGATCCAAATACGATGACAATTCGGGATTATCTTGTTCAAGTGATCACCAAGATGCCAGAAGATATTCGTGGTGGGCGACCAGGATATATTCTGAAGGATAGTTCAGATACAGAAGTTTCTAAGGATCCCGTCAAGGTTCGAACTCTCATTGATAGTCTCTATGACGGAGAAAACATGAAGACATTCAAGGCTATTCAACCACCCAGTGAAAATAGTCAGTTTATCTCGCATATTCATTGCTTCCAGCTACCCGATGGCGTTGTTCCCGAATGTATGGCATCTACTTATTATGATTGCGATGTTATTCTTGATCTCAAGAAGAAGTCACTAAATCTAGATCAGAGTGAAGAAGAAGAAGAAGATGATGGATGCGAACTTACACGACAGAATACAGTAGCACACTCTTAGGGATTTTAAAATAGATTATTAATTATCATTTTAGTTTAGATTATTAATTATCATTTTAGTTTAGATTATTTTTTTTTGTCATATATAATATGATCCATTATATATTTGATTTAGATGATACTTTAATTATTCATCAAAACGGTCTCTTATTAGATTATAATAATATTCAAATTAATCATAATCTTAAAAAATTATTAGATAATTGTAAAGGAGAATGTTATATTTATACTAACGGAACTTTAGATCATGCTTATACAATTATTAAAAAAATGGATATTATAAGATGTTTTTTTAAAATATATAGTAGAGATACTTTACCTTTTATGAAACCAGATATGAGATCTTTTATTACTGTAAATAACGATATAAAAAATATATATCAAAATATAGATAAAATTTATTTTTTTGATGATTTATTAGATAATTGTAAAGAAGCTAAGAATCATGGATGGGTCACTTTTTGGATAAATCCAGATTGTTTATTAAAAAATCAATATGATTTTGTTGATTATGCTTTTAAAAATATTAATTCTGCATTAATATTTTTAGAAAAAACGAATAATATATTTTAATAATATAATATATATTATTAAAATATAATATATATATTTAATGAAAAGAAAAATGAATAAAACTAAAAGAAAAATGAATAAAACTAAAAGAAAAATGAATAAAACTAAAAGAAAAATGAATAAAACTAAAAGAAAAATGAATATTATCAGAGAAAAAAGAATAAGAAAGAGAAACAAAGTGAATTTACATAACAAGCTTATGAAGGGTGGTAGTGCGACTGGGCCACGTGGGGAGGCGAATTTATTTGGTATGAGAATGCCTGATGTTTTTTTCCATGATACACCTCCACCAGCTGAAGCAGGTCCGCCCGGTCGAATTTCAAAGGATCCGAATTTTAATATTCCAAATATTTTAACATGGCTAGGTATAAGTGTTTCACGATTTATCATGTTAATATGTAATTTATCGACTATAGTAGACCCTCCCGGACCAACTACAGCCGATGAACAAGCTCCAGCCGATGAACAAGCTCCAGCCGATGGCACAGGCGGAGCAGCCGCCGACCTGCCTGGTGGAGATGCTGGCGGAGATGCTGGCGATGAATCATCTCCACCAATTAGTCATCGTTTTCGTCAATGGATATCAGATAAATGTGCTTTTCGAATTATAAATGATATAGAATTTGATATACAAAGACATAATAATGGATTTAATCTTATAATTAATTATTTTAATCTTACATTATTTTTAGAATTAGATCCGGAAAATCGAAACAGATACTTATCGCCTTCTATAAAATTTAATATAAGAGATATTTTAATAAGCTATTTGAATAGTCAGGGATATGGTGATTATTATAATGAATCGCGTACAGGTTTTGTTTCAGTTATTCAACCATTTAGATTTGAAGATATAATTATAAGATTTGAATATGAGATTTCGGTTACGGATGAAGATACTTATACAGGATCATTAAGATTATGCCTAGAACAAATTACTACAATGCGGAGGGATACATTATTAATTGGAACGATAAGTTATGATACTGGAGAATTAACAAGAGAGATATCAGTGGAGGCAAGAAGTGAAGGTGAGTGACTGTATAGGATCATTAAGATTATGCCTAGAACAAAATACTACAAGGAGTGATATATTAATTGGAACGATAAGTTATGATAATGAAGAATTAACAAGAGAGACATCAATGGAGCTGGGGCAGATACCGGATCTTGTGGATTATTAAGGCCCTTAATATTCTCTACCTGTTGATCCAAACTTAAAATATTTAGAAATAAATATTAATTCTGCATTAATATATTTAGAAAACAAAATATTAATAATAATATATTTTAAATGAATAGTTTTACAATTTGTATGAAAGAAAATATTAATAATAATAATATTTATACTACTGATTGTAATCATATTTTTTGTAAAGATTGTTTAGATGATTGGTTTCAAAGAGGTAATAATTCATGTCCTTTATGTCGTTCAGAAATAAATACATATTCTTATAAAGATGAAAAATATAAATTAATAATTCATAAGATAGAAAATAATATAACTACAAATCGTATTAATATTAATGATTTAATCAATAATAATATTATTATAAGAAATATAGTTAGACAAAATATAAGATTAAGATTATATGGTTTTTTTATGACAATATTATTTTTATATATTATGAATAGTTATTTTTATAGTTTACAAAATATTAATCTACTCAAGAATGATTTAGATAATTGTAATTTAAATAATACACACTTAAAAAATAATTTAAACGCTTACGGAGATTTAGATGAATCTAATCTTAATCAAGGTCGTTATCTAAGCATGTTTAATGGTGAATTAGTTCGTAGATGTTTTTATCCATCTAAATTTTATAATATTTGTTTTAATAAATGAACTCAATCATATTTTTAATATTACTTTTAGCAATCTATTATTATATTTATCAGAATTACTATGATAGATTTGAAGAAAAATATCACTATTATTTTTACGGATTCATAGGCGTTTATGTAGTCATATTATATATTTATCATTTTGAATATGAATTTTTTTATAAGATTCTTAAAAATATTTATGATACAAATAATACACCCTTATATACATTTAACTCTATGAATTCTAATGCCCAATTATTAGAATCTCAATATCCAAATTTTAATATAAAAGAAACATTATTAAATAAACAAAATGGTAGATGTTATTCGTGTAGTAATTTTATAATGAAAAATGATTTACATCATAGTAAATTAAAATATAAAAGAGATTTAAGAAATGGTGGTCAAAATAATATTGAAAATATTGGATTAGTTTGTAATAGTTGTTTTGAATTCCTCTAAAAAAATCTATATTAAGTTATAAATAAAATGCCAGATTATAGTTTATATCAAAAAGGACCAGATGGAAGTGATTCTTATGCTAGGCGGACCCGCCTAGCAAAAAAAAAGGCTGCGAAAAGCGGACAATATGTAAGCGAATCACAGAATCGTGATTGGGGGGAGGAAGGAAGGTTAATTGAAAAACAAATGGCTGAAGCGAGAGCCCGAAAACAAAAGGAAGCGATGGAGAAGGCAGCACAAGGTGGTGGAAAAAGCGTAAATCTAGGAGAACTAGACGTAAGGGTAGCAAACGTAAGGGCAGCAAGCGCAGACGCAGGGGTTCTAGAACTCGCAGGCATTAAATTTAAATTTGATATTTAACTATTTAAACTTTTTTACATAAATCAACTAATATGAAATTATTATTTGAATTAATAAACAAAGAAGATATAGAATACTTAGAAACTTTTGATGAACCGAAGAGAGATGAAATATTAAGAACAGCTATTACTATAGGTTTTAAAAGTATCCAAATGAGTGAAGTGAATATGGATTGTCATTCTTATTTTGATCCTTTAAAAGATATTATTGAAAGTTCTACTATACAAAATAAAGAAAAGATATGTGATATTGATGATAAATTAGATGCTTTATTACATATTAGAACAAATTCATCAAGAAAGGGTAGATTAAGTGAAGATTTATGTATTCAGAGATTAATTCAAAGATATCCAAATTGGGATATTTCAGATGTAACATATATAGGTCATGAAGGG